AGGTGGGCTCCGGCCGCCTCCAGCACCCGCTGCCGGGTGGCGGGTTCGAGCTCGGGCACCGCAGCGAACCCGGCCAGGATCGCCTCCACCACGTCCGTGGCCTCCTCGGTGACACGGCGGTCGAGAGCGATGTCGATCTTCTCCCGGGCGTTGGTACCTTCCAGCCGGGCCTGCTGCTCCTCCAGGGCGCGGAGCTGACCCAGGGCGGCCAGCACAGGCCCGTTGTCCTTGAGCGGCTGGCCGTCCGGCCCGTAGACGATGGACCCCGAGGCGAGCACGTAGTGATCGGCCACGATGACCCCGTACAGGCGTCGGCGGATCTCGTTGAGGCGCAGCGTGGCCGCCGTCAGCTTCTCCTCGATCCCGGTGTCCACCCGGCGCCGGTACTCCTTGAGCGCACGGTGGATATCGACGCCGACCATGTTGGCCACGGAGATCAGCGTGAGGGAGTCGGGGTCCTGACTGGCCCGGCGGTAGTCGTCCATCATCTGCTCCGCCACCATGCGGTGCGTGAGCCCACGATTGTGCAGGGTGACGGCCTTCCACCGGCGTGCTTCCACGGCTGCGTGTTCGGCGTTGTCCCGCCAGTCTCCAGTGGCCATGATCTTTACCTCCCCGAGGAGTTTAGCGACCCGCTCCCTTGAACTTCTCGCGGTGATTCTGCGCCCGTTTGATCTCCTCGGCCTCGCTCGCGCACTTGGTCATCGCGGTGCGCATGTAGCTGACCACGCTGATCCTCTCGGCTCCGCAGACCTCGCAGTTCCGGGTGATCCTCTGGCCACATGCGCAGGTGATGGCGGTGTTGCCGTGCCACTGATGCGCGTCCATGAGGATCAGGTCGTTGTCCTGGAGGTCGACGGCGACGCGGAACTCCGGGAACACGAACCGGCCGCCTGTGTAGCTCCCCCGGCGCAGCGTGAAGATCGTGCTGAACCCCTTGTCGAGATCGCCCTTGTCGGTGTGCACGCCGGTCGGATAGGTGTTGTTGACGGTGATGGTCGTGAAGGGGGTGCCGGGCACCACCCAGTCCGGGTGGGTCTGGGTGATCTCCTCCATCTGGGCGGTGTAGCGGTCGGGCACGTGCTCCTCCATGCGCTCCGCCACCCGCTGGAGCAGGGGCTGGAGCATGTGCCAGGCCGGGAGGTTCGCGCCGGTCCAGGAGGTGAGGCGGCAGAACTTGTAGCTCCCCGCCGGGTCGAACGCCCCCAGGATGTTGGAGCTCACGTGCATGAAGTACGTGCGCTTCTGGTCTCCGACCCGCATGGGCTCGGAGCCCGAGGCCATGCCCCGGTTGTTGGTCCGCTGGCTGCGCAGGGAGTGCAGGATGTCGTACTGCTCGGGGGTGGTGGCGCTGGCCATGGCCCCCGGCAGGTAGACGCACAGCAGCTTGCCGTTCGGCTGGAACACACGGGTCGGCCCGGTGAGCAGCACGTTGTAGGCGTCGTCTCCGATGACCTTGCCGACCTTGAGGTCGAGCTCCTCCTTGGGCACACGGCTGCGGATGCGGATGCTGATCACCGGGTCACCTCCAGGGCCACGGGCCGGAACAGCTCCTGCACCTGAGCGACGGCCTCGGGCAGGGCGACACGGTCCATGTGCAGGCGCAGCGTGCTGACGCGGTCCGTGGCCTCGGCCCACTCGTACATGCGCTCCGCCCGGGTGGTGGCGCCCTTGCGCCAGGCGGGGTTCTGCTTGGCGCCACGGTCCTGCCAGCGCTCGGTGAGAAGGCGCTCATCCGCTGTCAGGGACACGAACGTGAGCCGGACGCCCGCGTGTACCAGGCTGCCCAGGAACGGGCGCGTAGCCAGCCGTGAGCCCTCTCCGAGGGCGAAGGGGACGAGCTGCGTGCTCAGGAACTGGAGAGCACGGGGCGAGATGTCCATGGCGAGGGTGTCCGTACCGGGGAAGCCGGGGCGCGGCACCCCGAGCTCCAGTCCGAGCACCCGGCCGGACACCGGGTGGCGCAGTGTGGAGTGCGGCACGGACGCGGTGCGGTGCACCTCCCGGTCCCACCCTGCCGTGAGCGCGGCCATGAGCGTGGACTTGCCGACGCCCGGGGGCCCGGCGAGGTAGAGCAGTTCGTTGATCACCTGGACGCGTCTCCTGTCGCAATACGCCGGGCACGCTGCGCCACGTACAGCCGGGCGAGGTCCCCGGGGGTCACGTGGCCCTCCCACCGGCCGTCCTCGAACAGGTGCCAGCCCCCGTCGGCTGCGGCCCGGTCGGCGAGCTGCGAGCAGATCATGTGGCCGGAGTCGCGGATGTAACGGCGCAGCCGGGGCGTGGGGATGTGGAACCGGTGCGCGGCGAGGGCCACGTAGTCGGCCACGGAGTACGGCACGCCCACGTACCCCCGGGCGGCCGACGCGACTGCCTCGCGGTACACGTCGGGACAGCGGAGGTAGACCGTGCTGTCGGCGGGGTGCCAGTTCTTGACGTGCTTGGCACCGCCGGGCATGGCCTCCACGATCCACGGGATGTCGGCCAGGCCCTTGCGGTACTCCGAGACGACGAACGCGTGGGCGTACTCACCGAACCCGTCGCCGTTGAGCCACTGGCCGAGGCGGATGGCGCGGCCACCCCAGCCGGAGATGGTCGTCAGCCCTATGTCACCCGGCTGCGGTCGGTAGGTCATGGTCGGTTCCTTTCTCAGAAAGCACGGAGAGAGCGGAGTCATCGAACACGAACCGCAGCCCGCGCTCTCGTAGCTCCCTGGGAATGAGGCGCCGGGTCAGGTCGGCGGCCATCTCGTGCGCACGGGCGATCAGCTCTTCGTCGCTCACCGGAGCGGCCCTCCCACAATCCAGAGGCAGGTGGTCTCGTCCCGGCGCACCCACCAGTCGGGAGCCTTCTCGTCCAGGTAGCGGACGACCTTGCCCTCGTAGGTGGGGTGGAGGGTGATGCCGTCGGCCTGGCCGGGCATGTGGTCGGAGTATTGGGCGTAGCCGGTGCCGTGCAGGTCCAGGTGGCGGTACCGGGGCACGCTGACCCCCATGCGCTCGAACCTGTCGCGCAGCCAGGCCCGCCGGTCCGGCCCGATACCCACGAGCACGATGCGCTCCAGGTCGCGGGGGCGGTGCTGGTTCAGCCCCATGAGCACCCCGGCCGCCGTGTTGCCCGAGCCGAACGGGACCACGAGCGTGGTGATCGAGTCCGGCAGGTTGCGGGTCTGGTCGGCAGCGATCTGATGGAACGCCCGCAGCTCCCGGGGCGAGGCACCCGGGGCGGTGGTGATGCCGTACTGGAGCCAGTAGCTCTGCCGGTCGGCACGGGTGATGTCCAGGGCCCTGCGCTGGAGCGCGGGGTTGTACCCGACCTTGATGAACTCGAAGTCGGCTCCGTGCTCCCGGGCCAGGGCCGGGCTGCGGTGCCGGAAGGCAGTGGTCGGGTGGGTGCCCCCGAGGACGATGAGGCAGCTCATGCTGTACCGGGCGGCGAGCACGGCGGCCATCGCGTTCTGCGGGCTCAGGACCGAGGCGGCCGACACCACCCGGGTGCGGCCCTGTGCTGCGCCCTGACGGATGAGGTGATCGCAGGCCCGCAGCTTCGCTCCGTTGACCCCGGCGGGGAGGGTGCAGAGATCCTCCCTCTTGTAGTACCGGCCGTCCCGCAGCTCAACGGGGCTGAGCCAGTTCCTCAGATCCAGGGACGGGGACGTCGGCCGAACTCCTGCGCTGCGACGGCCTTCTCGAAGTCGTTCCGGAAGCATGCGTCCTCGCTCATGTTGATCACCTGGCCTGTGGTCAGGTACCAGTTCTGCTTGACCGGACTGAGCCCGGGGTCGTACGGGCTCGTCTCCAGGCGCAGGTGCTGCGGCAGGGCAGCGACCCTGGACTCCCACAGGACACCGAACCTGCGCCCCCACCGGTTCTCGGCCGTGACGATGCGGTTGTAGAGCATGTCGTTGTACACACCCGGGTACCGGCGGTTCAGCTTGTGCCAGCCCTTGTACGTGCAGAGGGCGGACTCCAGGCTGAGCCTGTCGGCCCCCGGCCCGGTGCGCTGCTGCGCCTCCTCGAACAGCCGGTGCGCCTCCTCGCCCAGGGACTCCAGAGTGTCGCGGGTGTAGACCGCGTCCGTGAGACCGGGCTTGCCGAGCTGCTTGTCCACCACCAGGTAGTCCTCCTGACCGAGCAGCAGCGCGAGCCCGTTGCGGTGGGAGCGTGAACCGGGGATGTCCTCAATCATCAGCGTGTCGGCGTCCGGCACCACGGACGGGCCGAGCAGGATGCGCAGGTACTCCAGGTACGACCAGGTGCTCAGCCTGCCCATGGTCGGGAGACGGAACGCCGCGTCCCACCACGTCTGCCACTCGAACCCGCCGGTGCGGAAGTACCTGTGCTGGGGCTGTACACAGGTGCAGTCGACCAGGCTCACGTACGCGCGCACCGCGTCCTCGAACCGGGCCTTGTGATACCGGCGGTCGGTGTCCCAGTCGAGCAGGGAGTAGCTGTTGCGCCAGAGCTCGATGGCCCGCTCGTGATCACGGAGCCGGGGCGCTGCCTGGAGGAGCAGGAGAGAGGTGACGGGGTTCTGGGTGTTGGCGTTCAGCCAGGCCAGCCAGTAGCGCTGCTCCACGTCCAGCTCCAGGGCCTGAGCCAGGTACGGGAGCACGTAGTGCACCCCGCCCGGGAAGGACTGATGGCGCACGGACCAGTCGTAGAACCGGAGGAACACCTCGCGGCGCAGCTCCGGCCGACGGAAGTCCATGCCCTCCTTGAGCTCGGTCACTCGTCCGCCTCGGCCTCGTACACGAGGTCGGCTGCGTCCCGGACCTCGGTCACGTCCTGGAAGCCGTCGCCCCCGAGAGCCGCGCGCGCCACCCGCGCCGCCTTGAGCAGGATCTCCCCCTGCGGCAGTGCGCCCCACGTCTCGCGCAGCGCCATGATCAGCCGACCCAGTTCGTCGGCCTGCGCCACGGGCAGGGGGATGAAGATGTCCCGGATACCCCGGCTCTCCATGGTCGCGGAGTCGGGTCCGCCGTGGGACTTGACCCGCTGGACCCTCTCGGCCGCGTCGTCGTTCAGGGAGACCTCCGGCTCCTGGAAGTCGGTGATCTCCTCCTCCTCGAAGCGGGCCAGCAGCGCGTCGACCTCGTCCTCCTCATAGCCTGAGCCGTCAAGCCCGTCGAGCAGGCTCACCAGCTCCGCACGGGCCCGGTCGTCGTAGGTGGCCTCGTCGTTCGCCTTGTTGTCGACCAGGTTGACTCGCAGGGCGGTCTGGTCGTCGCAGGTGACGATCTCGCAGCGGGCCCGGGGGTCGCCGCGCTCCTCCAGGGCCTCGTAGGTGTTGTTGCCCGCGAGGATGACCAGCTCGTCGCCGGTGTCCCGGACGATCAGCGACCTGTACTGCCCGTTGGCCTCCAGGGACTCCAGCAGCTTGGCCCTGTTGCCCCGGCGCGCGTTGCCGGGGAACATGGTCAGCTCTCCGAGATCGATCATGCGAGTCTCGACGTACGTGGTGGTCATCCTCGGTCCTCTCGTCCCTGTGCCTGGAGCAGATGGTACGGGTGGTCAGTTGGAGCGGTCGTTCAGCTCGTCCAGTCCGTCCGGGTCGGTCACGGGCAGGAACTGGGTCCAGTCGCCGGTGTGCCGGTCCATCTCCCTGCACTCCACCTCGGCCACCACGTCCACGTACTGGAAGATCAGCCACACACCCCGGTCGGGGTTGTAGAGCGCGAGGGGGCCGCCGTCCTCGGGACTGAGCCGGAACTCCCAGCCGCCCGGAGCGCCCTCGCCCATGTAGTCCCACGGCTGCGCGACGGCTGCGCGCGCCACTGCCTTGAGCACTTTGCCGATCATCTGGTCCTCCTGGTCCATGTGCGGGGCCGTATACCTACCCGGTTACCGCCCGTATCATTTAGCTAAACCTACCGGTCCGTAGCGTAGCGGCGTGGCGAGGTTCCCTTCTCCCGGCCTCTCGCCACCAGCCCCTCACGCTCCCACCGCCCACGTCGCGTTCGCAGTGTGGCTGGTCAGGGAGTGGTTTTATCAAATCGGACATCCCGGGCTGGGGGACCCGGGACATATCCATACAGGCTCAGGGGTGCGCGGCGAGCGCGATCCCCGCCTCCAGGTCGGCTGCCACACCGGCCGCGTACCCGAGGGTGAGGCTCGTCCCGAGACAGACCGCCGCACCGAAGCCTGTGCGGGTCGGCGTTCCGGGCTTGACCGGGCAGTGGTACATGATCACTCGACCGGGGATGCCGAACACATCCAGGTCCTTGACGATCACCACACTCCCCTTGCACAAAGGACACT